TACCCCCCGCGGCCGCGAGTCAATCGCCGCGACACTGGCAAAGGCGCAGAGTGGACAGCAAAAGAGCCTTGCGGAAAAGATGATGGAGGGCGATGGTGAAGGAACTGACTGACTATATCGACTGGGTAAAGGCGCACCCAAAAGATGTATGTGCGATGACAAACCTATGCGTCAAGCGTATCGAGGAGCGCATCAAGCTAGTTAAAAAAGGCCAGCTTGCATATGACGATAAAGCAGTCAAGGCAGTAGTGCGATTTATTGAGCGCCTTGTCGCCGATGAGGGCGGACAAAAAATCAGGCTCTTGCTGTGGCAAAAGTTTTTCATCGCTGGGCTCTATGGCTTCCGCGAGCCAGACACCGGGCAAATCCTACACAACGACGCGTTCCTTTTTATCGCCAAAAAGAACGGCAAAACAGCGCTCTCTGCCGGTCTTGCTCTCCACAATCTGATCAACGTTCCCGCCGCGCAGGTCATCCTTGTTGCGACAGACTACAACCAGGCTAAAATCGCGTTTGAGGCAATCTGTAAGTACATCCGCAACACGCCAACACTGGCCGAGGCATTAAGCAACAAAGAGATTGGCATCAGGGAGTCTCCACCGTTGACGGTTGAATACTATACCGGCGGATCAAAAATCCGCATCATCCCGGAGACACGGGCAAAACAGGCACAAGGATTTAACGCGACCTTTGCACTCTTTGACGAGATAGCATCCTACCGCACTGGCGAGATTATCACAAAGATCGCATCGGGGCAGGTGCGCGAAAACGCAATCCGCATCAGCCTTACTACCGCAGAGACCTCCATGCAAAATCCTGGGCGCGCCGAGTATGACCGCGCCCGCAATGTCCTGACCGGTAAGTTTGAGGCGCGTAATTACCTGCCACTCATTTATGAGCTTGACGACCATGACGATCGATGGAATCCAGACTGCTACATCAAAGCAAATCCCGCGCTTGACGCCATCAAGCCGCTGCGCAAGCTCATCGAGGAGCGCGACAGGGCAAGACAGAATCCGATTGAGGAGGCGTCATTCTTCGCCTACCAACTCAACGTATGGAGTCAAAATAGCGGCGCGGACATCTCCGAGGACGACTGGCGGCCAGCAATAGACAACGCCAAAAAGTACGCCGATTATTTGACGCCGGACAAGCTCGCCAAGTATCCAGCCGTCGCCGCGGTTGACTTGTCAAAGATTGACGACTACACGGCATACACAATCTATTTTTATATCAAGCCGATAGACAAATTTTACGCCAAGCATCGGTTTTATATCCCCGCCGCCGCGGTCGAAAACAAGCAGCGCATCGAGACCGAGCAGGTAAGGATTTGGATTAAGCAGGGCTACATCATACCGACCGAGGACGGGGCAGGCTCACGGGTGATCAACTATGGGTATCTTGAGCAGGACATCATCGAGGACTATGAGCGCTATCACCTGATAGGGCTCACCTATGACGTGGCGCATGCCACAAAGTTTGTCGAGAGCCTTGAGGAAAAGCTGCCGCAGCTGCCGCTGATACCATTTGCACAAGGCTGGAAAAAAATAACGCCGGCAAACAAACAGTGGCTTGAGCTAATCTACAAGCAAAAGCTCATCGACGATAACCCTGTCATGCGCTGGATGGCTGGCTGCGCGCGGATTATCAACGACAGGCTAGGCAACACCTACTTTGAGAAGGTCAATTATCGGCAAAGCAACTTGCGCATCGATGGGGTGGATACATCGGTCATGGCATTGGCAGTCCTGCTCGGCCAGCTTGAGCAGGGCGAGGAAGACGTTGAGGAGCAGGTCAAAGCGCTTGAGGCTATCGAGTATTAGGGGGTTATATGCGGGCATATACCTACGATGACGTATTGGCATTATATAAGGCTTGGCAGGATAATAAGACTAAAGATAATTGGTGCGACCTATGGATGGCATGCGAGTACCGGATGCGCTTATTAGTGTTTGCCAAAAACAAGCGCCTACCTAGACCAATACCCAACCACGACGACCTGATGGAGATTGTTGATGACTCGGTGATAGCCGTTATGCAGCGCCTTAGTGATGATGTGCACGAAAAGCCAGAGACGGCAAAACAGATGAGCAGTATCTTTCACTACCAAAACCTATGCGTGTTCAAAAAGCGCAATAGGAGTGAGGAAAAATATAACAGGGTTGCAAAAACACTGAATCGGTAAAATATTTTCAGCAAAACTCGCTCGAAATGCTATATAGTATATAAGAGCATCTCTCACTAACCATAGGATATGCTCCGTAATCCACCGTCATGATGACAGAGGGACTATGGCGTTTTTTTCGCGCATTTTCCGACGCACACCTCCTCAAGTTCGGGAGGCTGGCACTGTCGACTACGTCAGCTCGCCCGACATTTTTAACTATCCATACCTTAACTTAAATCCCACCGCCGAGGCGTGCATCCGCAAGATAGTCTCGACGTTGGCATCTCTCAAACTTGAGCTTTACACACATCGCAAGGGCGGCGGGCGCTCGCTTGTTGTTACTCATCCGCTCTTTGCCGCGCTTAAAAACCCCGACCCAAACATGACCCCGATACAGTTTTACTCGCAGCTCATTGATGACATCATGCGTGGCGATGCGTACCTGCATGTCATCAAAGCGGGCGGGCAGATATTGTTTGAGCGGCTTGATCCGCGCGCCGTTAGACCATCCAACCTGTCTGGCAGGATAGTTTATCAGTATGGCCAGCAGACCTACACCGACCGCGATGTGCTCCATATCCCCTACCCATTCGCGACGAGGACCGTCAACGGTGTCGTCTACGGAGTCTCGCCAGAGGAAAAGTACCGCGACCTTATCACGCTGGACAATGCGCTGACCGCATACATCAAGATGTACTTTGGCAACAGTATTGGCAAGCGCACAGTCGTTGAGATGGGCGATGCATGGACTGGCAAAAAACTAGACGAGGCATATGCGCTGATCGCCCCGGCAGTCCAAAAGTTTGTCTACGGGGCGGCGAATGCCGGCAAGCCCATCATCCCACCGCCGGGAACCAAGCTGACGACCATTGACCAGACGCAAAACCTGTACACCGACATCAAGTCGCTCAAGGAGATGATAGAGAGGCAGATCGCCCAAGGCTTTGGCGTGCCATACTCTTTACTGTCCGAGACCAACAAGTACAACAGCCTGGAAGCCAACCAGCTCCAATTCCTCGCTGACACCATCGAGCCACTTGGCACACACATCGAGCAGTCTTTTGACCGCCTGCTCGACCCTGGCGAGACGGCGCTCTATTGCAAGTACGATTACAAGGCAATGCTGCAATCCGACGTCAAAACGACTGTCGAGTATCTCGCCAAAGAGGTGCAAGCCGGACTACTGACCATCAACGAGGCGCGTGACAAACTCGACCTATCGGCGGTTGATGCTGGCGACTATACGTTTGTGCCTGCCAACCTTTGGCCACTGACGGTTGATAACGTGCAAGCGTTTTTTGCGCAGTCAAAGCTTGCCATGCACAATGGCGCAGGAGATGAGAAGAAATGAAAAAGCAACTCCGCAAACTTGATTATCAAGCCGAGATAACCATCCGTGAGGCGACCGAGAGCGAGCCACGCAAGCTGGTCGGCCTCATCCCGTACAACAAACCTAGTGTTGACATGGGTTTTATCGAGATCGTCACTCCAACAGCTTTTGATAAGACGCTCTCTGACCGTGCCGACGTCAAGGCCCTGGTGTCGCATGATGCAAGTAAGGTGCTCGGCTCCGTCAAGGCTGGCACGCTCCGGCTGACGTCAACACCAGACGGCTTACTTGCCGAGGTTGACCTGCCGAACACCACTTTTGCCAATGACGTCTGGGAGACCGTGCGGCGGGGCGATGTAACAACTATGAGTTTTGGCTTTTACCCTATCAACGAGCGCGTAGAGGTTAAGGACGGCAAGGAGGTGCACTATCTGACCGAGGTGCGCCTGCTCGAGGTGAGCTTTGCCGTTGCGTGGCCAGCCTATGAGGACACCACCAGTATGGCGCGGGCAGTGCGCGGTGTTGATCTCGACAAACTCGAGGCAGTCCTCGCCAAAGAAACCATTGAATCAAACGACCTTGCGGTCGTGAAAGATACCATTGAAAAGCTGCGGGCGCTGTTAGAGCCGAGCCCGTCCACCACCGAGGCCGCGCAGAGCACCTTGGCCGGAGACTTTTTGGCATCACTCTATGCCGCTGCAATGCACAAGGAGAAATAAGAATGGACAAGAAACCAGAGGAAATGCTGGCCGAAATAAAGGCCGAGGTGCGAACCTCCCTCGATAAGAGCCTGGATGAGAAGGTAAAAGAGATACGCGAAGGCATTGACGCGCAGATGCGCGCTGGCTTCGCCGAGCTTGCCAAGCCCCGCATTGAAGTGGTCGGCCCAGCGTCTGAACTCCGCGCTGTGTCCGATCAGATGGCCGCGATTGGCCGCGACTTTATGCAGAAGGGCGAGAAGCGCTCCCTCACCCTGTCCGGCGCTGGTGCGTACAACGTGCTGAAATCCTTTGAGACTGTCATCACCGACAGGCACGATATTCTTTCAAAGGTGCGCTATGAATACGGCGCGAGCGCACAGACAAATATTCCCGTGTTCACCGCCCGTCCTGCCCGCCCAGCGAAACAGGTCGAGGGTGCGACTGGCATTGGTGGCGACGTTACCGCCGAGCAGTCTGTGACCACCATCACCCCTTACGTGTACTATAGCGAAATTTTCGTTTCCGCTGAAAACCTCGTACAGGGTGCGGCTAACGTCGAAGCGGCCCTCCCTCCGCTGTTCGCCACCTCGTTCCTAGATGCCCAGCACTACGGAATGATAACGGGCGACGGGACCATGCTTGGCCTCTATGCCAATGCCACACTGACCGCTGACGTAAACTGCGCCGCGGCTGGAGCGCCCACTTGGGCTGATTTTGTTGGCTTCGCCGGAACCCTTAAAAGCAAGGCGTTTAATCCCATCATCATCACATCGTCCACCTTCGTTGGGAACCTCCTGCTCTCTACCGCCGCGTCACATGAGGGCTTAAAGATGGAACTGCTCACCAAGGGCAGCATCCGTGGCGTTCCCGTCTGGGAAGACCCCTTTGCCGGAGCTACCAATGAAGCGGGCGACATAGTGGCCGTTGGCATGGACCCCAAAAACTACGTCATCGCGATGGCCCGTGAGCTGGTCATTGAGCCGATACGCACCCCTGGCACAGCAGGCGTCTACTTCCAGGCGACCTCGTTCTTCAACGGCAAAC